GTGGGCACCTACGGCGGCTACACCACCCTGAGCCGCCAGACCATCGAACGCTCGACCACGCCCATGCTCAACACCGCGCTGAAGGCCCTGCGCAACGCCTACGCGAAAGCCACCGAGAACAAGGTCCGCCAGTTCCTCTACGACACCATCGCCACCCAGCGCGACGCGGCCACCGACCCCAACAAACTCGACGCGCCCGCCGCATTGAACGCCATGACCATCGACCAGTGGGCCGGCCTCATCATCGACGCCGCCGAACTCGCCGACGACCGCAACGTCAACCTGACCCGCCTCGGCGTCAGCAAGGACGTGATGAAGGCGCTCGTGGCCCTCAAGGACTCCGGCAGCCGCTTCTTCGACCTGAGCGGCGACGGCAGCGACACGCTGGGCGACTTCGACCTGACCGGCATCGCCGGCCGCTTCCTGCGCCTGCCCGTGCAGATGCTGCCCGCCGCGCCGGCCGCCACCGCCTGCTTCATCGACCCCGAGGCCGTGACCGTCTGGGAATCCGGCGGCCCCACCCAACTGTCCGCCACCGACCCGACCAAGCTCACCGACAGCTACAGCGTGTACGGCTACCTCGCCGTCGCCGCCACCCTGCCCACGGGCCTGATCCCCATCAAGTTCGCGGCCTGACCATGACGGACGAGACAAGCGAACTCGTGGCCCTGCTGCGCGACGAGGTGAACATGCCCGCCGGCGACAACGAACGCCTGACCGCGAAGATACGGACCGCGACCACCTACGTGGACGCCGCCATCGCCGGCCAGACATGCCCCGCCGACGTGCGCCGCGACTGCATCGTGTCGTGCGCCGCCGACCTCTACAACTCGCGTGACGCGCGGTTCGGCGTGATGAGCGTCGCCGATTCGACGCTCGAACCGTTCCGCGTGTCCACCGACCCGCTGCGCAGCGTGTACCCCAAACTCAACGCCGTGGGCGTCATGGCCGGCAGTCTGGCGGTGGCATGATGAGCAGCCTCGTCATCCAGGAACGCGACGCGCTCACCCGCCTGCTCGAAGACTGCCTGGGCGACCTCGTGCAGATCGTCACGGCAGACGAGCAGAAGGCCCGCCCCCTGCCGAACAAGGTGGCCGTCTTCATCGAACCGCCCGAACTCACCTACAAGAAATGGGGCAACGAGCCCGACATCACGTGGAGGCTCGACATAATCGCCGGCACCATGGCCACTCAGGCCCCCGCGTTGGAACTCGTCATGCGGGCCATCGGCCTCATGGCCGAACACGAGCTCAACATCCAGGCGGCACGGCCCGTGACCCTCAGCCTCTCCGGCGCGGGGGACCTCGCCGCCTACCAGCTCACACTCAACCCATTGGAAATCATCTGAAAGGAACCATCATGGCAAGCAAGGTGCGCACACTCGGCCCCGGCTCGTTCAACATCACCGACGAGAAGAACGGCCGCGACTTCAGCGCCGACCTGACCAAGGCGCAGCTCAACCCCAGCAATTCCAGCGACGACCCCACCACCTATCTGGACGGATCGCAGGAGGCCAACACATCCACCACATGGACGATGGAAGGCACCATCGGCGACGACTTCAGCGCCGAGGGCCTGAGCGTGTGGTGCTTCGACCACGCTAACGAGACCCTGCCGTTCGAGTTCGTACCCAACAAGACCGGGGCCATCAAATGGACCGGCGACGTGACCGTGACCCCCGTGGCCGTCGGCGGCGACGTGAAATCGAAGAACACCAACGACTTCAGCTTCCCCGTCACGAACCTCAAGCACACCACCTACACGGCCCCGGCCAGCGCATGAACACCGGCAAGGCCCTTATGGTCGTCGGCCAGAAACGGTTCGTACAGACCATGCGCAAGGCCGGCGCCGACCTGGACGAACTCAAGGGCGTGAACCGCGAAGCGGCCGAAATCGCCCTCCCCGCCGTGCAGGCCCTCGCCCCCGTCGGCAAGACCGGCAGACTCTCGAAATCACTGCGCGCCGGCGCGACCAAAAAGGCCGGCGTGATCCGCGCGGGCCGCAAGGCCGTGCCCTACGCCGGCCCCGTCAACTACGGGTGGCCCGGCCACCACATCAAACCACGCCTGTACGTGAACAACGGCGTGGCCCGAAGCGAAAACGCCTGGATGAAACCATACGAGGCGTTCGTGGAGAAAACCATGAAACAAGTCAAAGGAGCATAAGCCATGTTGAAGAAGACCGCGACCATCTGCTATCAGGACGGCCACGAGGACACCGTGATCCTCACCGCCCGCGCCCAATGCCAGGCCGAGGAACACGCCCAGACCAACGGGTGGGGGCCCGTGGAGAACTGCAAAATCCGGTTCGTCTACTACTTCGCCTACACCGCCGCACGCCAGCAGGGCAAGACCAAACTCCCCTACGAACAGTGGCTTGACAGCATCATCGACGTGGTGATCAACACGCCCGACGACACGGAGGACGCGCAGCTGGACCCTACGAACTAGCCGCGTGGCCCGACGATTCGCTCGGCCGACTCAGCTTCATCCTCGCCCGCCGCTTCGGCGGCACCCCGTGGCAATGGAGGAACGAGGCCAGCGAACTCGACTGGGGCACCGGCATACGCCTGCTGACAGAGGAAATGGAACGAGCCGAAAAGGAGGTGGACAATGGCGGGGCATAGCGCCATCATGTCCGTGCGCATCACGGGCAACGCGAACGACGCCGTGAAGGCGTTCGAGAAGGCGACCGGCAAGGCCGCCGCGTTCGGCAGCTTCATGGGCGGCGCGGCATTGAAGGGCGTGACCGCCCTGTGGGACACGCTCCGGAACTTCAGCGGCGCGGTCGTAGAGATGAGCGACTCGACCGACAAGTTCAAGAACACCATGAGCTTCGCAGGCCTCGACACCAGCGCCGTGGAGGCCGCCACCAAGGCCACCCGCAAATACGCGGACGACACCGTGTACGACCTCACCACGATCCAGAACACCACCGCCCAGCTCGCCGCAAACGGCATCGGCAACTACACCGAACTGACCGAAGCCGCCGGCAACCTCAACGCCGTGGCCGGCGGCAACTCCGACACATTCAAAAGCGTCGCCATGATGCTCACCCAGACCGCCGGAGCCGGAAAGCTGACGACGGAGAACTGGAACCAGCTGGCCGACGCCATCCCCGGCGCTTCGGGCAAGCTCCAGGAGGCCATGCTCACCAACGGCGCGTACACCGGCAACTTCAGGGACGCGATGGCCAAGGGCGAAATCACCGCCGACGAGTTCAACCAGGCGCTGATCCAGCTCGGCATGAGCGACGTGGCCAAGGAGGCCGCCACCAGCACCAAGACCATCGAAGGCGCGATGGGCAACCTCGAAGCGTCCGTGGTCGGCGGCCTCACCGACGCCTTCGACCTCGTGAAACCGGCCGTGACCTCCGCCATGGGCGTCGCCGCCGAGAAGATCACGGCGTTCAGCGGCAAGGCCACAACCGGCCTGAAAGGCGTGATGACCCTCGTCAGGGACGGCAACTTCAGCGCGGAACTGCGCGAGGCGTTCAACATCGAGGAAGACAGCCCGATAACCGACTTCCTGCTCACCGTGCGCGACACCGCCGCCAACACGTTCGACACCGCGAAAACCGCCGTGACGGACTTCATGACCGCGTTCAACGACACAGGCCCGGTGCAGACCGCCAGCGACATCTTCGGCTACGTGTGGGAGACCTGCAAAAGCCTCGCCGGAGCCGCCGGCGACGTGCTCGCCCAGTTCGCGCCGCTCACCGACTCGTTCGGCGGCGCGGCCGCCGCCGGCACCGCGCTGGGCGACGCCTTCAACGGCGCGGCCGGCATCGTGGGCGACGTGGCCGACAAACTCACCGCGTTCTCCGACTGGGTGAGCGCGAACGCGGAACCCATCAGCGCCGCCCTGGTCGGCATCGGCACCGGCTTCGCCGTGTTCAAAGTCGCAGGCGTCATCACCGCCGTATCCTCCGCATTGCAGGGGTTCAGCATCGCCAACACGGCCGCATCCGTGGCCCAATGGGCGCTCAACGCGGCCATGAACGCCAACCCCATCGTGCTAATCATCACGCTCATAGCCGCCCTGGTGGCCGGACTGGTCTACTTCTTCACCCAGACCGAAAGCGGCCGGCAGATATGGAGCAACTTCACCAGCTTCATCGGCTCGTGCGTGAACAACATCATCGGATTCTTCCAATCACTGCCCGGCAGGATAGGCGCGTTCTTCTCCAGCGCCGCCCAGTTCGCGCAGAACACGTGGAACAACGTGGTCAGCTGGTTCAGCGGACTGCCCGGCCGCATCCTGTCCGCCATCGGCAACGTGGGCAGCCTGCTGTACAACGCCGGAAAGAACATCATCGACGGTTTCCTCAACGGCCTGAAGGCCGCATGGGACAACGTGACCGGGTTCATCGGAGGCATCGCCGACTGGATCGCGGAACACAAAGGCCCCGCCGCATACGACAAGGCGCTGCTCATCAGAAACGGCCGCCTCATCATGCAGGGCCTCGCCAAGGGCCTCGGCCTCGGCTTCGACCAGGACGTGACCCGCGCCATCACCCGCGTCAACGGCCGCCTGTCCGCCATGTCATTCGACATGCCCGGCACCAACGGCACCGCAACCGCGCAACCCATGACCGTGAGCATCGTCATCAACGGCGTGCTGGACGGCGAGGACGCGGCCCGCAAACTCAAGAAGATCCTCCGCGACTACGACAGAAAGCGGGCATGAGATAGATGCAGAAACCATTCATGTTCATCGACTGGGGCGACGGCTGGAAAAGCCTCAACGACCCCTTGCAGGACATCGCCGTGCTCGCCCAGTTCAGCGTGCAATGGGGCGTGGAGACCGCCGACGAGCAACCCGACCCCAGCGTGATGAGCTTCACCCTGCGCGACCTCAGGGGATGGCTCACCGGCCGCGCGCTCACCCTCGCCGGCGCACGCATCCTCGTGCAGATCAGCGAACAACCCACCTGGGCGATGCTCACGGACGCGATGGGCACATGGAAGGTACAAAGGATGCCGTTGAACCGGCTGCACTCCGCATACGCGCCACCCATCCCCAGCAATCCCGACAGCACCGCCATAACTCTGTTCGACGGCATCGTCAGCAACGGGGGCACAGCGACCGCACACAAAACCGGGTGGAAACTCAAGCTCACCGCGTCCAGCCGCCTGCTGCTCTGGAAACGCCTGGCCAAACAAGGCCCCACATCCACCGACGTGAGATGGGCCGGCCAACACTGGGTCACCACCACCATCGCCGCCCGGCTCGCGGAACTCAACACGCGCGCACGAGAAGTCAACGCGCCAGAAGCCGACGCGGCCGGACTGGAAACCACCGGCACCCCCGCATCCTACGACACGACCGACTACCCGACACAACTCGACCTGCTGCACCGCCTCTACGCCCACCACCCCCACATGCCCCTGTGGTATGAGGTGCCGCACAAGGACGCGAGCGTGATCGAATACACGCCATTGAACCGGCCCGTGACCATGGGCGCGTCCACAGACGGCACCCTGACCATCACCGACCAGGGCACCGTCACCCCCGCCATACCAGCGCCTCTGGTGGAAACCGACGACGACTTCACCCTGACCGTCCCCGAACCCCTGACCCAGATCACACTCAAGGCGAAGAAGGCCACAGCCGACGACGACGGCGTGCTTGCCTTCGAGGACGACGAAACCCAAATGGGAGACCGTGGGCTTCTGCCCGAGAACCTGACGGCCACCCAGTCGAGCTTCACCCTGGAAAGCGACATCGCCACCCAGGATGACACAGGCGGCATCCTCGGGCGCGCCAACGGCACCATTTGGACGCCAAGCGAACAGAACCGCATCGCCGCCGCCCGTTGGCTCGAAACCATCGACCGCCGACTCACACCCGAAACCATCGTGTTCGACGGCCGCAAAATCGACCCCGCCGACCGTCCTGAACTATACAGAACCTCGCCGCCCGGCGTGTTCACCCTGCAAGGCGCACGAAGCGGCACACTGGCTGACGACACCAGCCGGCCGGCCACCGGCGGCGCATACACGGCCATCGGCGGCACCCTGACCTTCGAATGGGCCGACCAGACGCCGGTACTGCGCAACGAAGTCACCCTGTGGCCCATCCCGCTCGACACCGACCACCAAGCCACATGGGCCGACATGCAGGCATGGCCGCCCACATGGGCGCAAACCGCCATGAGCCTCGCCGAACTCGGACTGGTCAGCGCATACGACCAGCCCGCCATCATCGACCAACCAAACTGGGAAGGAGCCCAACCATGAAAACCACACCGATCTACGGAATCCCCTACCTCGACGGCAGCGACCTCGTAAGCGGCGCGCCCGAACAATTCGCCAAAATGGCCAACGGCGTGGAAACCGCGCTCAACGAGGTGGACAACCGCAACACCCCCGAAGGCGTGAAACCCGTCATCGCCACCACCTTGGAAACATTGGCCGGCATCACCGGCGTGACCGGCCAGACCGGATACGTCACCGCCGACCCCGCCGAAGTCAACAACGGACCGTACTGCTGGACCGGCAGCGCGTGGGCGCGCATCGCGACGATCTCCGACGTGTCCGACATACTCGCCGAAGATTCCTCAACTGTCATGCTTATTAACAGCGCCTATGGCACCATCAAGGGATACAGGCGCGGCAAGCTCGCCACACTGCGAATCGACTGGAAAAGTTCGGCCAGCGGCTCGTGGACCAAAGGCGACTTCGGAAAGCTCCCCGAAGGATGGTGGCCGTTGTTCGACCTCAATTTCAGCTTCGGCGGCCGCGACGGAGCCAACCAGAAAACCATCAACGTCCGTGCCGACGGCACCATGGACTACATCAACAATGGTGGCACCCAAGGTACTGAAGCTTTCGGCTGCTCGCTGAGCTACGCGATCGCATGACCGAATCGATAATCAGCGCACTCATCGGCACGGGAGGCGTGGCCGTAGGCGCGTGCGTCCAGTTCGTGGCCACATGGGCGAAGACACGCAGCGACAAGGACACCGACGCCAGCCGCCTGCTCATCGAGGCGCAACGCCAACTCGACCAAAGCGCCCGAGACCGACAGCTCCTGTGGTTGTGGAACAGGGAACTTGTGGACGCGATATGGCGGCGCGCGCCTCCACCGCCACCGAGCGCGCCCGACGGGCTCTTCCAGGACAACGACGACGGAAAGGAATAAGCATGCGATGAGCATCACATGGATAGGCAGCCCCAACCACTACGCGGGGCGAAGGGGATACCGCGTCACACGCATCACCCTTCACATCATGGCCGGCTGGCTCGCCGGCACCGACAACATCTTCCAGCGTGCCTCATACCAGGCATCAAGCACCTACGGCATCGGCGGCAACGGGGAGACCCACCAGTACGTCGCCGAGACGGATGCCGCATGGGCGGACGGCAGCTACACAAGCAACTGCCAGACCATCAGCATCGAGCACCAGGGCGGACTCGACTTCATCCCATGCACCCAGGCATGCCTCGACGCCAGCGCCCGCCTATGCGCGGACATCGCCCGCCGGTACGGGTTCGGCAAGCTGGAACGCGGCAGGAACATATTCCTGCACCGGGACGTGCCTCCCTACGCGCACCCGGCCTGCCCGGACCTGTGCCCGAACGGGCTCAACTGGCGGTACATCATCAACAAAGCAAACCAAATCAACGGATACGGAGACATCGACATGGCAACAGCAGCCGAAATATGGGGATACAACTACAACAAGAGCGCGTTGGGCGGCAACATGTACAACGCCATCAACTACGAACTGCCCGGCCGTATCAGCGACGTGAAGAAAGCCGTCACTGCCCTGCAGGCAACCGTCGCGGCCCAGCAGCGGCAGATCGACAAGCTCACCACGGCGCTCGGCAGCAACCCCGAGGACATCGCCGACAGGACCGCCAAGGCCGTCAGCGACAAAATCGACAAACTCGTCATCACCATGACCGCACAGGAGAAGGACACCGCCAAATGAGCGCCGACATGCAACAGCCCACCAGCGAGCAGATGCTCGCCGCCGAGAACAACACCATCACCACGGACACGAACACACCAGGCGTGGCCGACCACAAAGCCGCCGCGCAGATCGACGCAAGCAAGGGATACACCCCCGTGTTCAGCGAGACCATCCGAACGGTGATCTACGTCGTCGGCCTCGCCGCCGTACTCGCGGGTGGAGGCGTCGCCCTCGCGGGCCACGCCGACATCGGCGAATACATCATCTTCGCGGGCGGCGTGCTCACCGGCGGTTTCGGCGTCGCCTACAACCCTCTACGCATGGCCGGCAAATAATCTAGCCGGCCAACGTCACCGCGTCCAGGCCGACGCGCAGCCGGCTATCCGGCATCGCCACGTAGATTTGCGTGGTCTCCACGCTGCTATGTCCCAGCAGCTTCGAGACCAGCAGCAGATCGTGCGTGGTCTCGTACATGCGCGTGGCGTACCGGTGGCGCAGCGAGTGCGGCCCCCAACCGTCCGGCAGCAGCCGTGTGAGGTGGCGGGACACATACGATTTTTCGACGTGTCCCCGCCACCGGCCGGGGAACAGCCAACCGGGCGCGGCCGTTATCCGCTTCGCCAGGTCTTCGCTTATGGGCACTATGCGCTGTTTGTCGCCCTTGCCCCGCACTATCAGCGACGGGCCGGCGTCGCCTTCCAGCACGTCGCGCGAGTGGACGGCCGCGATTTCGGACAGTCTCAACCCGGCTTCGGCACCAAGGCGCAGCATGAGCCGTTCCACATCGTTCGCGGCGCACATGGCGGCGTATATGTGCGCGTCGGGGCACGGGCGGGGATGCGGCCGCGTCTTGCGCACCTTCGGCAGCGCGACCGCCGGATCGTCCGCGCGCCGGCCCGTGGCATGCAGCCACCGGAAAAAACCGACGAGCGTATTCCGATAGCCCTTGCGCGTCTCCGCCTTCCAGGACTGCGAGGCCGTCCAATGCACTAGATCCTCTGACGTCACGTCATAGGGCGATTTATCCAGGCACCGCGCCGCGTGCCCTATCTTGCACCGCCGCGTGTTGATCGTGTCCTGACTGAGACCCGCCGCCGTGAGCGATTCGAGCCATAGGGTGATTTCGTCCCGCCACTGAGCAGGGGGCAGCTTTTTGTGCATACTCACGGCCGGCATCCTTGGCGGCCGGCGGCATTACGCCGCTAGGATAAAATCAAATAATCGGGCTTCATGGATTTGAACCGTGGACCTCTGGGCAACAACGTTACCAGAGGTCCACGGTTCAAATCCATGCCCCGCTACCAATCGGGGCAGGCCGTCAGAGTTCATCTCTGGCGGCCTTTCTCATATCCAAAGCAATGGCAACTCTCAGCACGATGGTGTGCCATGCGCAAACAATTTCCAGCCCCGCAGTGGGCAGATGATGTAAACCATTGGCTTGATTCCCTCAAGGCGGCCGCATACTCGCCGGCCACCCTTTCGACGAGACGATGCCAATTGACCGCGTTGAGCCGTGCGCTCGGTGGATCCCCTCTCGATGTGGATGCCGACGAATTGGTTGACTATTTCGCCTCCAGATCTTGGAAGCCGGAGACGCGCAAGAGCGCGCGCAATGCGGTGGTCAGTTTCTTCCGCTGGTTTCAGGCGAGCGGGAAACGTGATGATGATCCGAGCGACGAGCTGCCGAGCGTCCGGAGGCCGCAGGCCCATCCGCGTCCATGCCCGGACCGCATCATTATCCAGGCGATGCGGCAGGCGGACGATGAGGAGCGACTGATGCTCAGGCTTGGCGCCGAGTGCGGGTTGAGAAGATCAGAGATTGCCGCGACCTCATCCGATGACGTGCTCGATGATGTTGGAGGAAGGAGCCTGATGGTCAGAGGCAAGGGCGACAAGCAGCGCATAGTGCCACTGCCCGACGAGCTGGCCGATGAGATCCTCGGCCATGACGGATACTGCTTCCCTGGCCGTTTCGGCGGGCATGTCGAGGCCACGTATGTCGGCAAACGGCTCTCCCGCCTGCTCGGCGACTGGACGCCACACTCGCTCCGCCACCGGTACGCGACGCGCATGTACGAGGCCACCGGTGACATCATGCTCGTCTCGAAGCTGCTTGGCCATGAAAGCGTGGAGACCACGCAACGCTACGTGGCGATGCCTGACAGCCGGCTCCGTGTCGGTCTGTCGTCAATCGCCCTCGGAGCGTGATTACAATTAATCCATCACATCAATGAATGATGCGCGAAGGGGAGAGAACAATGAAAAGGATGATCGCGGCGATATGCGCCGCCATGATGCTGTGCGGACTCGCCGGATGCGGCACGGCAACAATACCGGACGTCACCGGCATGTCCATCACCGATGCAAGGTCGAAGCTCAATAGCGCCGGCTTCTACTCCGTCGATGTCAAGGATATGAGTGGCAAAGCCGCGTTCGATGGCAAGGTCCAGAGCCAGAAGCCGAAGGCCGGCAAGGAAGCGTCCACATCCGACCAGGTGGAGCTCGTCGTTAAGTCGGCGGCCGATCAGGCGCAGGAGGCGGTTGATGCCAGCAAGAAATTGAAGCAGGCCGCCGAGGATGTCAAGGGCAAGGATGCTGTCGAGGCCATCAAGACTCTGCAGGATATGAGCGCCGTCGGATCTATCAAGGACAAGAACGGAGCCGATGTCAGCGAGCAGCGGATCACCGACGATGAGGCCAACGGCGTCAAATGGGTGGTGACCGACGCCTACGCGCACACAATCACCAGCCAGACCATCGATCTGGTGGTGGACACGGAAGCCAACGTGGCGGCCTCCCAAGCGCAGGACCAGCAGAAGCAGCAGCTCGAGCAGAAGCTGTCCACCACCGCAGCGCTGGCCGCCTGCCGTGAATATGGCAAGCAGCTTTATCCATACGGCTTCAAGACTCATGACATCGCCGGGGTCATCCAGGACTTCACGCCATCAGACGAAAACACATGGTTCTACAAGGCGACCGCCGATGTAACCAACGCCTTCGGCGCGAAGCAGAAGGGGCTGACATACGAGTGCTCCGTCACCGGCACGACGGACGCACCGCAGGTCGTGGACTTTAACGTCTATTAATAAAGAGGGCAAAAAACGACAATAAGCCCCTCACCTTCCATGTTTTTTCCATGAAGATGAGGGGCTTTCCTTTTGCCTTTTTTGGACAGCGCTATGCTGCGAGGTCGAGCTTGTCCTTACTGAGCTTGCCGCCGAGCGCTGAATTGACGGCCGTGTAGACCACCTGCGCGACGCCGACGACGCCAGCCAGCACAACTCCCCAGCCATTGCCGTCGAAACCGCCGGTGGCGGCGATGGCGAGCGCGCCGAGGATGATGCTGACGGCGAGGGAGAACAGGCCGACGTATTCGGATGGGATGTATTTCTTTACCGCCTGCACGATGGCAGGGCAGACGAGTGCGACGATCGCGGATGCGAGCGCCGTTGCGTTGGAGATGTCCATCTTGATCCTTTCTGTGTTGTAGATATGGCTTCCGCAACGTTTGCGTTGCGGAAGCGTTTTATCAGCGGAGCACTTGGCCGGGGTGGATGATGTAGGGGTAGCTGAGGCCGTTGCGTTGCGCGGCCGCCTGCCATCCCGTCGCCCCGTAGATGGCCCACAGGCTCTCGCCTGCTGTGACCACGTGGGACGTGCCGACGACGTGCGCGCCGACGCTGGAGGCCGTGGAGCCTCCATAGCAGACTTGCTGCCCAGGCCAGATGCGGTTGATGTTGCCGCTTGGCACGCGCCACGCGCTGGCCGGCGTGCGGCCGGTACGGCTGGCGATCGCGCCCATGGTGTCGCCGCTGGATACAACGACGCAGTAGGCTCCGCCGTTGTTTCCGGACACGCTGCCCGAGGATCCGGCTAGACGACGGTTGACGATGGCCATGACCTCCGTGTAGCGGCTGCCGAGCAGCTGGCGGCGTTGCGGGTCGTTGCCGTACTCGCCTCGGATCACGGCCGAGGCGAGTGTGTTCGCGTCGGCGACCGGGGCTCCGTTGGTCTTGTTGTTCTTCGGCGGCGTGGTCGCGTTGGACGTGACGGAGGATGCCGGAGCGCCCGCGTACTTCGCCCAAGTCACGGCGTCGCCGTAGAACCAGTTGACGTCCACCGCGCCGCTGACGCCGCCGACCGACCCGGAACTGGAGTACTGCCACGCGGCAGCGAACGGCCACGGGCTGACGCTGTACGGCACGGAGCCGGGATCACGCAGCCGGTCGCCCATGTAGCCGCGCGGATAGCCCGCGACCCACAGTCCGGCGTTCGTGGCCACGACGGCCGACCAGTCGCCGGTCGGAATCATGGCCGCGCTCATGTAGACCATCGGGTTGACGCCCCATGTGGACTTGACGCGGTTGACCCAGCGCAAAGCCCACCATGTCTGCTTGCCCCAATATCCGCCGGGAGCGGAAGGCTCCCAGTCGAGCACTGGGATGGCGCGGCCGACCATGCCGCGCGCCCGCGCCTCGGCCACGAATTTGTCGGCCTCGGCCTCCGGACTGCTGGTCTGCGGACTGGCGAAGTCGTAGGCGCCCTCGCGGATGCCGTTGGCTCGTGCGGCGTTGACCTGGCATGTGGCGTATGGGTTGACGTACCCCGTGCCCTGATTGAGCTTGATGAACGCGAACTGCACGCCTGACGCTTTGGCCTGCGCGCCGTTCCAGCAACCTTGGTAGCTGGCCGTGTCGATGCCGGTGTCGGCCATCGCGCATGGGGCGATGGCGAGGCATGCGGCGATGAGGAGCGCGACCGTCGGCTGGCGATAGCGTCGGCGTGGCTTGGCGTGCTTCGGTGTTCCTTTGTTGGTTGTTGTCATTCCTTTCCTTTCTTGTTAGTAATCCCAGTTGTCGGATGCGAGACGGCGGCTGTAGTCGGCCTTGAGCTGCGTGATGCGCACATGGCCGGCGCCGTTGTAGCCGGCGGCGAGGTATCGTTTGCCGACCTCGAGCTGGTGTTCGTGCTGGGTTCGGTCCTGGGTGGCGGCGAAAAGCTCCGATCTCATGGCCGACTGTTCGATGCTGTTGAGGCGTCGGTTGTCGTTGTCGAGCTTCGAGCAGACCTTGGCGAGCTGGACGTCGATTTTGGCGATCTCGCCGGCGAGACGGTCGATGTCGGACTTGGTGGCCCAGCCCGCGTCGAAGCGTTTGGTGGCCCAGCCGACGATGCCTCCGCCGCACGCCGTGATGATGCTGACGATGATGGTGAGCCATGCCGGCGAGCTCATGTCACTCCCCTGTGTTCGCTTCTGTGTCGGCCGGGGTCTCTTCGTCGGCGCCGAGGGCGGCCTTGACGTCGTCGCGGATGGAGGCGGGCACCTGGTCGATGGTGCGCAGGCCGTTGCGGACGAGGGCCACGTAGATGGGGATCATCTTCTTCCTCACTGCTCGTCACCTCCCTCCATCGCCTCGTAGAGTCCGGCGATGGCGTCGAGGCCGTCGAGCTGGAGCTGTTTGAGGTCGTCGATGCGCTGGCGGTCGGTCTTGGAGTCCTCCTCGGCCTCGGTGAAGAGCTGGTCGGCCTGTTCGACGGCTTCCTGTTCGAGCAGGTTGTACCGGACGATGTAGGCTTCGCGTGCGGTCCACTGTTCTGTGGCGGGTTGGCCGTCGATCGCCGGGGTTTCGATCTTGGCGATGTCCTTGCGGATGCGGATGTCGGCGCCTCCGTCGGAGCGTGGATGGTAGTCCACTTCCGCCGGTTCGGCCGAGTAGGTCACGGTCTGGATCATGGTGTCTCCTTTCACGCCGCGAGGACCTTCCTCGCGCGGCGCATGGTCTTGTCGATGCCGTTGCGACGCCGATATGTGATCGAGTCGCTCCATTTGAAGTAGCCGTAGTAGCTGGCGAGCCGTCGGGCCAGCCAGACGGGGATGCTCGCCGTCCGTCGTGCGCGGCGGAAGTTTCGGCGCGCTCTGAGGAAAACTCCGTGCCGGATGTTGACCCTGCCGTGCGGGCGGAAGGTGAAGCCGACCATGTCGATGGGTTCCAGCGAGAGCCGTTTGGCGTTCCACTCCGGATGCACGTCGAGGTTAAGGAAACGGCGCAGGTAGGCGGAGAGCATGCGCGCGGCCATGCGCAGACCCACCTTCCCTCGGCCGATGAGCAGGATGTCGTCCATGTAGAAGAGAACGTGGGTGACGAGCCGGTGCCTTACCACGGTGCCGTCGCGCCTGCGGCGGAGCTTGGCCAGGCGTTCGGTGGCGAAATGGTAGGCGTAGCTCAGGTAATAGTTGGCCAGCCATTGGCTGGCGTAGCTGCCGATGTTGAGGCCCTGCGTTCCGGCGTATTGGTCGATGAGGTGGTATGCGAGGCGCAGCAGCGTTTTATCGCCTACGTCCTTGGCGAGCAGGCGTTTGAGGGTGGTTCGGTCGATCGACGGGTAGCATTTGCGGACGTCGAGTTTCACGAACCATCTGCTGGAGCGTTGGCGGGTCCATCGTTTGATGGCCTTGCGCGCGTCGATGGTGCCGCGTCCCTCGACGCTGGCTGTCTGCCATCGGCCGATCTTGGCGTCCAGCATGGGCCTCATCGCGTCGATGGCGACGTGGTCGAGGATCTGGTGGTGGACCGATTCACGGCCGATGACGCGGTGCTTGCCGCTGATCGGCTCGACTCGGTTGAAGTATCGGATGGTGGTGTCGTGGAAGCGTCCGGTGCGGATCTCCGACGCGACGGCGGCGGCGACGCGGTCGAGGTCGGGATGGTGGTCGAGCCACGCGGCCACGTCCCTCCTGGACCGTTTTCCTCTTAAATAGTGGTCGATGCTTTCGCGCACGAAGCATGGGTCGGCCACTCTGGTGCGTTTGCAATATGTCTTCATTTGTAAGCTATCTGGACTATGGCGGCGTTCGGCTCATCTTGGCCTACCGGTCGCGTGCTTGGTTTGATTTTCGGCTTAGGTTGCCGTGGCTGGCCCTCTCGCGGGCGGCGGAGGGTAGTTGCGACGCAATGTGTTGTTTGTTTTCCAGATTGGCGGCCCCCGTTGTTCCACCTGCGGTTGGCCGGATCGTTCCTGAGGTTCGAGCAGAACGCGCCGTAGTGCGCGCCGTCCCTGAGGTTGCCGAAGCGCCGAACGCCGATGTCCGGAGGCTCACCGTCGCAAATCCCTGAAAAATGACGTGATGGGAGTGATGAGGGGGCG